GGGGGTGGGCTCGGGCATCACGCCGCCACCGCCAGCCACTCAGCGAGCGGAGCGACTCGGAGTCCGAGCGTCGCACCGACGTTCACCTCAAGGCGGGCACCGCCGGAAGCCTCCCACCCGGAGAGCAGCGCGACGCCGTCGCAGCGGATGAGTTGCGCGAGCCCTGCGCGCAGCCACCCGTGGTAGTCGTCGGGCGTCGGGTTGACGTTGGTCGACGGGTCCTCGACGACGTAACCGAGAGAACGCAACTGCGCCGCCGCGGTGCGAAACGCGGGGTAGTTGAACTCAGGCAGGCCGGTCATCGGCCCGGCGACATAGATGGCGGTCATGTGCCCTCGGTCCTTCGCGATGGGACCGCCCGCTGTCGGGGCGAGGGCTGGTGAAGCTCAGGCGCCGCGGATAGCGGCGATGAGTGCCGGCTCAAGGCCGGTGACCTGCTGGATCTGCTCGTTGGTCATGCCGAGCGCGATGAGCTTCTGCGCCTTCGCTGCAGGGGTGTCCTCCGACGGCGCCTGCGCGGCTGCTGGGGGAGCGGTGGGCGCGGGTTCAGCGCCGGTGAGCGCATCGAGGCGGTCCGACTTGCCGATGACGTACTCGAACTCTTTCGGCGGGAAGCCGCCCTGTGCGGGCTTCTGGCCGTACTGGGTGAACGTTGCCGTGAACGTGTCACCCTTCGACGGCTTCCCAGACGCAGCCGATGCGGCACGGAACGCCTTGAGCTGCTGCCCCCAACCCTTCACGTAGACAGTTCTGACACCGTCGTCTTCGGGGTCGTCCTGCTGGGTGGTCTGGATGCTGACGAGGATCTGCTCGCGCGGGTTCCCGTCATCCCAGGTGAGCGGCTTGCCGGTGCCGAACTCGGTCGCCTGCCGGACCGTGACGTCGGTGATAGTTCCGGTGACGCTCTGCCCGGGCTGGTCGAACTTCGCGGACTTCGCGCCTCCTCCGGTGAGGAGGTCATCGAGGGTGCTGGACATTGTCGTTCTCCTTGTTTCCTGGGTTGGCCCTACGCCACGAGTGAGGCGAGGGAGCTCGATCGCGCGGGGGCGTCGGCGAAGCGGGCGCAGTCGTAGCAGCGCTCGTCGCGGGGGAGACCACTGATCCACACGTCGACCGCTTCGGTGGCGATCGCGCGGAGCTGGTTGATGTGGTCGACCATCTGGTTTGCACGGCTGAGTGTCTGCAGACCGGCGGCGGGGTCGAAGGGGCCCTCCCACCAGACCGCCGCCGACAGGCTCACCCCGTTGCGGGGGAGGTAGCAGATCGCGACCTTCTTGACGTCGTGGCCGGCGTTGCGGAACCCGAGGCCGTAGAGGTTGATCTGCCGGTAGTAGACCGGTGACGGTCCACGCTTCGCAGCGGTGAGGGTGGTGGGGCCGACGACCTTCCAGTCGACGACCGTGCCCTCCTCGACGTCAAACAGGTCCGATGAGCCCCAGATCTCGGCGTCGCCGACCCACCCGACCATCACGTCGGTCTCGGCGAGCCAGCGCGGCCCGGCCTGCTCGAAGATGTGCGCGTTCTGCGCGTGCACTGACGTTCCGATGTATGGCAGCCAGTCCGCGTCACGGACCTGCTCCCAGCCGGCGAGCTTGGCGGCGAGGCAGTGGTCGCATGCGGTGCCGAGTTCGGACGGGCCGATGCGCTTCTGGAGGGATCGCGGCTGGTTCACGATCCCGTCCTTCAGGGTCGCGAGCGCCGCATGCTGAGTCGTCATAGCCCGAGCGCTACTTCACGACGATCGAGGGGCGGTTCTCGACGTAGAACTGGTCGAGGTCCTTCGGCGCGATGTGGTCCTTGATCGCCGCCGTGTCGATGGCCGGCTTGTACAGCTCCGGGTTCTGCGCGACCGGGTACGCGGCTTCGACAGCCTTCGCGTCGAGGCGACGTGACGGGCGCACCTGCACGGACCATGCGCCGGCCTCGTGCGTCCCGACGCCGCGGGTGCGGATCTCGTCGTCGATCTGCTCGAGCTGCGCCTGGGTGAACTCGAGGTCAGCCTTCAGCGTGACTCTTCTCTCGACGAGCTCCTCGAACGTCGCGGGCTGGCGGCGGATCGGGGTGATCGGGGCGCCGGGTGCTTCGTGTGCGGACATGATCAGGTCTCCTTGCTGGTGATGAGGGTGATGACGTCGCGGAGGGTCATGAACACGACCTGCTCGTCGGGGTTGGTGGTGCCGCGCCGTTTCGCGACGACCATGGCTATGGCTGCACCGTCGTTGACGCGCTCTGCTTCGGCCTCGCGAAGCCATTCGCCGACGAGGTACCGACCGCCGTGGTCCTTCGTCTCGATGACCACACGACGTCCGTCGGGAAGGCGGACACCGGCGATGTCGCCCTTATCGGTGGCGCCGGTTTTCACGCGGCGGTCGATGCGGTCGTCGACTGTGACGTTGAGGCGGTCGGCGATGAGTCGTTCGAATGCTGACCCCGCCTGCTTGGCGGTCGCGCGTGACCGGGTCACAGCACACCTGCCTCTCGCAGCTTCGCCTCGGCGAGCGAGACCCGATGGAACAGCTCAGGGTCGCCACCGAGATCCGGATGCGACTTGCGTTGCGCGTGACGCAGCAGCCCGCGAGCCTGCTCGAAGTCGCCCGGGCGGACGTCGTAGCCGTAGGTCTCGCCCAGCCATCGGTGAGCCTCGTCCGCCGTTGCGAAACCCGCGGGCGCAGCGGCTGCCTCGATCGCGAGGAACCCGCGGTACTGCTCGCCGCGCTTCGTCACGCCGTAGCGGTCGACCTTCCGCAGAGCCTCGAGCGCGAGGGCCACAGCACGCAGGTTGTCCTGCCAGGTTGTGAAGGTGTCGCAGGGATACGAGAGGTGCCCGACTGTTGAGTCGAACGACAGAATCACCCCCGGGTGGAGCTGCTTCGCATTGGACCGCGGGAAGCCATCGAGCCGGAAATCCTCGGGTCGAATGGCCACGAGAAGTTCCCCGTTCTTCGCCTGCAGGTGAGTCATCTCACGACGGAGCAGCCGCGTCGTGTCCAGCCACCCGGCGGAGAAGTTCGACCGCTGGCGGCGATGATCAGGCGTGAGCCCACCCGGCCATGCTCCGATCGGGGCAACGTTGAGGTTGGCGGGCCAGTTGCTCATGACATCACCCGATCGACGATCGCGGCGACTAGCAAGGCGCCGCCGGCGCCCATAGTCGCGATGAGGAGGGTCAGGGCTGCGGCGGCCGGCATGTAGACGGCACGCAGCTTCTCCGTCTTTATCCATGCCGCGGCCGGAGTCGGTGTGCCAGTGGTCGGGAGTGTGGTTGCGCAGACGGGCGCGTTGTCGGTGGTCATTTGCTTCTCGCTTGTCGGTAGCGGGCTGAACGGGTGCGGGTTAGGGACGCCGGGATGCGGAGCTGGGGGGATCCGCATCCCGGCGCGCCTCGACATGCTCTGAGACCGCGCGTTGGGGCGCGCGGGAGCGTCGAGGCCAACCGACGGCAAGGACACCCGCTGGGGACAGGATCCAGATCACGTCGGCGCTGTTGAACCCCGGCGCCAGCGCGTACGGGGTCACGAGGATCGCGACGAGCACGACCGCGGCGATGAGGGGCAGGCGACGCATCAAGCCACCTCGGATCGGGTGGCGACGCGGTACTGCTCAACCCAGGCCTCGACGTCTGCGCGGCGGTACAGGATGACGCGGCCGCGGTCGCCGGTGGGCTTGAAGTACGGGGGATCGAGACGCTTCTTGCGTCGTGCGAGAAGGATTTCCACGGTCATGCCGGGAAGCAGGTCGCACACCTGCTCAGGGGAAAGCCAGACAGCCGGTGCGGCCGGTCTGGTCTGCGCTGTGGCAGCCATCAGGCGACCGCCTCACGGCGTGGCTCGGCCAGGTCAGCGAGGCTGACGCCGAGGAACTGCGTGACCTTGTCGATCTCGTCCAGCTTGAACACGGTCTTGCCGTTGACTCTGCTGTAGACGGCGTTCCGGCTGAGCCCGAGCACGGGCACGAGGTCGAGGGCGTTTCTGCGCTGTCTGGCAAGCTCGGCGCGGACGCCGGCGGCGACGCGCTGCCAGTAACTGTCGTCTGCTGCTGTTTCCATATGGGCACAGTACGTCTCCTTGGGGACGTTTGCAAGCTTCTAAGGAAACTTTGTCTCTAAACGGGTACGCTCTGGGCATGGCTTCTGGGACCCAGGGCGAGGCGGAAGGCCTCGCGAAAGACTTCGCCGCCTACGTGCGCAAGGTGATGCACGAGCGGAAATGGTCGATCGACACCGTCGCGTCCGGCATCGACATGTCGAAGTCGTACACAGCGAAGCGGGTCGACGGCCGACTCGGGTTCACCATCCGCGACTTCGAACTGTTCGCGCAGATGATCGACCTCGAGCCAGAAGAGCTGCTCGTGCGCGTCCAGCTCCCGGCCGCCGCCAACTACGACGGCAGGCTCGTACCCGCCTACGAGGTCACCACGACCAAGGGCGACGCGCAGGTCCGCCGCGTCATCGACGCCGACCCGCCCGCTGCCGACAACATCGTGCACGGACGCTTCGGTGTCCGAGGTTCCACAGAGGATCTCCGGGAAGTCGCCAACGAGTCCATCGACGAAGAGCCGAAAGGCACCGACGCCGACTTCGACAACGCCTGACACCGCGAGGGGGGAAACGATGCAGGCACTGCTGCAGCTGGCCGACGAGCTCGGCGTACACGTCATCGAGAAACGCGCACCGCACAGCAGCGGATACCGCGCGGACGAGAAGCTCATCCGACTCACACCCGGCATGCCCCGGCGTGCCGCACGGTCGGTGCTCGCGCACGAGATCGGACACCACGTCCTCGGCCACCGACCCACCGACTTCGGGCCCATCCGGTCGCGTCAGGAACGCGAAGCCAACGAGTGGGCCGCGCAGCACCTCATCGACCCCGCCGCCTACGTCGAGGTCGAGAAGCTCCGCGACGGGCACCTGCAGTCCATGGCGCACGACCTCGACGTCGCCGTCGAGCTCCTCACCGTGTACCGCAGCATGCTCCACCGGCTCGGCGACGCCGTGTACGTGCGCCCCAAGATGGGCGCCGGCCAATGGATGCACCGGTTCGCTGAGACCGGCTGACCATGGCCGGTTCCATCACCCCCTACGACACAGCCAGCGGCAAGCGGTACCGGGTCCGGTACCGCAAGCCCAACGGTGCGCAGACCGACAAGCGCGGGTTCAAGACGAAGCGGGACGCCGAACTGTTCCTCGCCTCCGTCACCGTGTCGAAGGCGACCGGCAGCTACCTCGACCCTGCGCAGTCGCGTCGCACCGTCGCCGTGCTCGCCGAGCAGTGGAAGCGTGGCCGCCTCGCCGGACTCAAGCCGTCTTCACGCGAGGTCATGGAGACTGCGTGGCGGGTGCACGTCGAACCGCGTTGGGGTGCCCGCGCCGCCGGCGGCATCCGCCCTTCCGAGGTCGAGGACTGGATCGCCGAGCTCGGCCGCACCCGCGGCGCACAGACCGTGCGACGCGCCGTGTTCGTCCTGTCCAGCGTCCTCACGATCGCGGAACGGGATGGCGTGATCGCGAAGAACCCGACACGTGGCGCGCAGCTGCCCGCCAAGAAGCGCAAGCCCGCCCGATACCTCACACACCAGCAGGTCGATGAGCTGGCGGCCGCTGCGGGGGAGCAGGGAGACGTCGTCCTCACGCTCGCCTACACCGGCCTCCGGTGGGGTGAAGTCGTCGCGCTGCGCGTCCGCCATCTCGACATGCTCCGCCGCCGCCTGCTCATCGAAGACAACGCCGTCCGCGTCGACGGCATCTACGAACACGGCACACCCAAGAGCGGGCAACGCCGCGAAGTCCCGATGCCACCATTCCTGATCCCGACCCTCGCGCGACTCTGCGAAGGCAAGGGCCGCGACGGTTTCGTGTTCGGCGCCGGCACCACCCCGATCCCGTACCCACACTCCACATCAGGCTGGTTCGTCCGCGCCGTCGAACACTGCCAGCACGCCGACCCCGCGTTCCCGACCATCACCCCGCACGACCTGCGGCACACCGCCGCGTCACTCGCCATCAGCGCCGGCGCCAACGTCAAAGTCGTCCAGCGCATGCTCGGACACGCTTCAGCCGCCATGACCCTCGACGTCTACGCCGACCTCTTCGACGACGACCTCGAGACCGTCGCCACCGCCATGAGCAACGCCCGCACCACCGCGCTCGCATGACACGACACGCCGACACACAGGGGGTTGCTTGACCCGGTCCCGTTGAACCCCTCAGGATCGAAAGTAGCGACAACCATCGAACGCCCCACCCGCACAGGGACAGGGGCGTTCGCCACGTTAGGGGGATCGTCGCCGAGACCTGCACACGCCCTTGTCGGTAGGGCGATGCGTGGACTCAACGGCAGTGGCCGGCCCGCGCGGGCACCCCAGAGCCCCGGGTCGGCCACCGCCACCACCAACCCATCAAACGACCGTGCCCGGCACGGTGCGGCACGGTCGTCTGACCGTGCCCCGAACACCGGGCACGGTCAGCACCCTTGATTTTCCGCGGATTCACGATCCTGCGAACGACTGTTTGACCGTGCCCCACCGTGCCGGGCACGGACCGAATGAGTGTGCCCCGCTATATAGTGCGGGGCACGGTCACGCGCGCGGAAACAGTCAAAGAAAAACAGAGGAGTGCGCGATGGAGCAGCCACCTCAAGACATCGTCGACCAACCACGCGCCACCGTCATCGAAGTCACCCGCGACTACTGCGGCGCCTGCGACATCGACGTCCCAGCCAAGCTCTACGCCCGACTCCCCAGCGGCAAGACGCTCACCTTCTGCCGACACCACGGCACCGAATGCCTGCCCGGCCTCCTCGCCGACGGCGCCACCATCATCGACCACCGCTACCTGGACGAGACATGAAGCTCGCCGCCGCCGGCGCCAGCAGCTTCCTCATCGGCGTCCTCGCCGCCACCTACTGCCGCCGCTACATCGGCGCGCTCGTCTGGTGGCTGTTCACCGCCGACATCAGGAACGCATCATGACGTGCCCGGTGTGCGGTGAACCCGCACCCCTCGGCGTCGTCTGCTGCGACCTGCTCATCAACGAGCTCGACGACGAAGAACCCGCTCCCTAGGATCGGGACCATGCGCCGCGCCCTCCCCATCCTGCTCGCCGCCCTGCTCCTCACAGGCTGCGCGCAGACACCAGACGAACCCGACGCGGCACTCCCGCCCGAACCCACCGACGAGGCCGACACCACCTCGTGCCTCGATCTCTCACCCGCCGCCATCGCAGCACTGCAGCATGGACTCGACGAGAAGGGCGCCGGCTACACCATCGACCAGGCGGCCGCCATCAAGGGCGAGGACTCCTGGTGGGTCGGAGCGCACGTCACCGGCGACCCCGACGTCACCGCCGTCTGGAACACCATCCACGACCCCACCGTCGACGCAGACAACGCGTACACGTCAGCCACCGAGCTCGCATCGCTCGTCAGCTACTACGCGATGCCCGAGGACCTCACCGGCGCCGACCCAGTCAATGCCGCGATCGACTGCCTGCCGTAGACCTCCGAGGAGGCCCGCATGTCGAGCCTTCGCAACGGCAAAGGCCACCGCGCCTACCGACGCAAGCAGGCCGCGCTGAAGCGACGCACGGAACGTGACAGCCTCGTCTGTACTTGGTGCGGTCATCCGATCGACACCACGCTGCCCGCGAAGGACCCGTTCAGCTTCACTGCTGACCATCCCGACGCCGTCGGCCGAGGAGGGCACCTCGTCAAGCAGGAGCTCGAGCCCATGCACCGCCGATGCAACAGCCGCAAGGGCGACAGCGCACCAGTCGAAATCTGGGAGGCAAGCTGATGGCCACGCCAGCGTGGGTGCGACACCACCGCACCGAACGACACCACGCCATCACCATCGCACTCACCGAGCTCACTCTCCAAGCCACCGACCGCGTGCAGGTCGAGATCGAAGACGACGAAGATTGGATGCCCCGACGAGGCATGACCTTCGCATCCGAGGCCTGACCCCGGGGGGTACACCCCCAAGCCGTCGACGCTGCCAACCTCCCGCCCGGTCGTGGCGCGTCTCTCTCCGGGCCAGTTGACGCTGTTCGCATTCGCATTGCCCGTTCGCATCGCATTGGGGGTCGGTATGGCGCGTCCTCCGGCTCCGTGCGGCACCCTGTCGGCGTACAAGCGGCACAAGCGCAAGGGCGAACCAGTCGATCAGGCGTGCATGGCTGCGATGCGCGCGGATTCGGCGAGCCGCGCGGCCCGCGTGGATGACGACGCACAGTCGGCACCGATCGTTGCTCTGCCTGGTGGTTCGGTTGAGATGCCGGAGGCGCCGCACGGTGACGTTGACGCTCGAGCGGAGTTGCTCGCGAACATGGCTCTCGTGAAGAAGGCGATGGAAGCGATCGCGGAAGCGGATCCGCTGAAGATCGTGACGTTGTCGAAGCGACATTCGGAGCTCGTCGACGAGCTCGTCAAGGTGAGCGGGACCGCACCCCCTGGAGGTGCCGCTGAGGAGGCTGATCCGTTTGCCTTCCTTGGAGACGCTGCTCGGCGATCAGCGCCCGCGCCTCGAAAGTCGTCCTGACGCTGTCGGCTCCTGGGGTGAACTGGCCGTCGACTTCGCGACCGCCTGCGGGATGAAGCTTGAGGACTGGCAGGAGTACGTGCTGTGGGCGTGGCACGACATCGACGACGGCGGGAAGTGGGCGGCGTCCGAGTGTGGCTTGCTCGTGTCGCGGCAGAACGGTAAGAGCGAGATCCTCGTCGCCTACGACCTCGCGCGCCTGTTCCTGTTCCCCCTTCCTGACCTGCGCCGGCGCACCGTGCTGCACACGGCTCACGAGCTGAAGACGGCGACGGAGACGTTCGAGAAGCTGTCGAGCATCATTGCGGCGAACGAGCGACTGATGAGCATGGTCGACCACATCTACACCGCCAACGGCAAGGAGGCGGTCATCCTGAAGCCCCGTCCCGGGCAGTTGCTCGGCGACCGTGTCCGGTTTGTCGCACGGTCGAAGGGGTCGGGTCGAGGATTCGCTGCTTCGGACATCGTGTACGACGAGGCGCAGGAGCTGTCGGCGTCGAAGCGGAAGGCTTTGACCTATACGCAGTCGACGATCCCGAATCGGCAGGAGCTGTATGTCGGTACGGTGCCGGGCGACGACAACGACGGCGAGGTGTTCGAGGGGGTCCGCGACCGCGGCCGTCGCGGCGCTGCCCGCACGACGTGGCAGGAGTGGTCACCAGATGGTGCGGAGGACCCGGCGCGCGCGAAGCTGATCGACGTCGAGAGCATCGATGTGTGGCGGCAGTCGATCCCGGCGATGGGCACGTGGATCGAACCCCGAACGGTCGCTGAGCAGGTCGATCGTGCCACCGACCGCGAAGAGCTGCTGCACGAGCGTTTCGCCGTGTGGCCCAACCGACCCGAGGATGTAGCGGTCGCGCTCTCCGACCTTGACCTTCAGGCATGGATCGGCGCGGCGGGATCGTTCCCCGTGAAGGCGGCGCCGGCCGTGATTGCACTCGCCGTCTCTCGAGGCGGCAGTTCGGCTTCGGTTGCCGCTGGCAACCGCATCGACTCGACACGGATCGCGGTCGAGCACAAGAAGACGGCCGCCGGCACCCTGTGGGTCGCCCCGTACGTCAAGGCGCTAAAGGCTGAGCTCGGCGACGCGCTCGTGGTCTTGGACCCGAAGAACGCCGCGGCAGTCACCGCTGCGCTGCAGGGCGCAGGTGTGAAGTTCATGTCGATGAACATCGATGAGATCGCCGCCGCGCACTCGCTGTTCGTCGAGTACACGAACGCCGGCAACACGGTGCACCGCGACCAGCCTGAGGTGACAGCGTCTCTTCAGTTCGCCACGACCCGGAACCTCACTCGAGGTGGTGGGCAGACGTGGGAGCAGTCGGAGCCATCGAAGCCGATCACGCAGGCCCAGGCGGTGACCTGGGTGCTGTGGGGCGTGCTGAAGTCCGAGGCGACACCGAAGCGTGAACGTCCGATCGTGAAGGGTTACGCATGAGCCTCGACAACGCGGTGCTGGGGAAGCTCGGCGCGGACCTCCAGCAGGACGCGCGCGCGGCGTGGGCTCCCATCTCGACCCTGCAGAAGCACATCGACGGGCAGCTGCTGAAGACGTGGATGCCGGAGAACGCGGACGCCGAGTACCGCGACCTGCTGCGGAAGGCCGCGTCGCCGTGGCTCGGGTTCGCGCGGGACGCGATCGCTCAGGGCTGCATCGTCGCGGGCTACACAAACACCGACATCTGGGAGCGCGCCTGGCGCGCGAACGGAATGGACGGCCGCCAGGACGTCGTCACCCGGGACGCGGTCGGCTTCGGCCGAGGCTTCCTCGCGATCCTCCCCGGCGCGGACTCGGACAGCGTGGTCATGCGCCCCATGGGCGCTGCCGACACATACGCGGTGTACGACGACCCGTGGGACGAATACCCCCGCTACGTGCTGCACCGCCGCAAGCCGCGGTCGATGCGGCAGACGTTCTGGCAGGGCGAGTGGATGCTCCTCGATGAGGAGCTCATCTACCGGTTCAGCGGCACTCCGGCCTCGCCGGTCGACGTCAAGACTCAGCCGCACGGTATGGGCGCCGCTCCGGTGGTCGGGGTGTCGAACACGCTCGACCCGTCGCCGCAGTCGTCGATCGCCGACAAGGTCTCTGTCTACAAGCGGATCGTGGATGCCACGTTCACGCTGCAGATGTTGCAGCGGTACGGCGCGTTCCCGCAGAAGTGGATGGCCGGCGGCGACGTCGACCCCAACCTGCGTTCGTCGGTCGACGGGCTGCTGCACGCGTCGGGCGATGCGGGGGAGACGGCACGGTTCGGGGCGTTCCCCGCCGCGGATCTCGACAAGGCTGTGACGGCGCTCGACGCGCACATAAAGCACTTCTCCGCAGTGGTGCAGGTGCCGCCTCATTACCTGCTCGGCGCGGTCGTGAACATGTCGGCTGAGGGCATCGCTGCGGCGGAGGCCGGCTATCACCGCAATCTGTCCGCGCGGAAGAAGGCGCTCGGCGAGGGCTACGAGCTTTCGATGCGCACCGCGGCGGCGATGCTTGGTGACGAGGCCGCTGCCACGTCGACGAGCGATCAGGTGGACTGGGAGAACGTGTCGTCGTGGTCGCTGTCTCAGGTGACTGACGCGGTCCAGAAGATGGAGTCGATCACCGGGCCGCTCGAGCAGCTGTTCCGGATGATGCCCGGATGGACGAAGAAGGACGCGGAGGAGGCGGCGGCCGCGGCGCGCGCGCTGCATTCGGCGGCGTCGCCCCGCGAGCTCGCGGAACTCATCCAGAAGATCTACCTCGGTGTGGGCAAGGTGCTCACTCCCGAGGAGGCGCGGCAGATCGCGAACCGTGCAGGCGCTGGCCTGCAGGGCGCGCTGAAGACGCCGAAAGTACCCGCTTCGGGTGGGGATGCAGGAACGGCACCTGCTGATGATGCCGGCACACCCACCACTCCGTAGGAGGATCCATGTTCACCCATCAGTTCGGCTCGGCTCGACGTCGCCCGTTCCTGCTCTCGATCGGCGAGGGCGGCGAGGGAGGCGGAGGCGAAGGCGGCGGAGGCGAGGGCGGCAACGAGCCGACCGCGTACACGCCGCCCGCATCACAGGCTGACCTCGATCGGATCATCGAGTCACGGCTGGCTCGTGAGCGGCAGAAGCTCGCTGGCGAGTACGGCGGCGACGCGGCATCGATCAAGGCCATGCGTGACGAGTACGAGGCGTACAAGGAGTCGCAGAAGTCGGAGACCGAGAAGGCGATCGACGAGGCGAAGAAGGCGGCGTCGACGGAAACGTCGCAACGCTTCCTGTCGCGCATCGTCAACGCCGAGGTCAAGGCGGTCGCAGGCGTCCTCGGGTTCAACGACCCCGCCGACGCGCTGCAGATCATCGACGCCTCGAAGCTCCCGGTGAAGGACGACGAGCCCGACACCGACGCGATCCGCAAGGCGATCGAGAAGCTGGCGACCGACAAGCCCTACCTACTCAAGGCCGGGGCCCCGAAGGTGCGCACGCGACCGAAGCCTGCCGAGGGTGAGCGGGAGAACGACGACACGCCTACGGGCGGCAAGGGGAAGGCAGCCGCGGCGCTCCGACAGCTCGGAGCGGCACGCAAGACAGCCTGACCCGCATCCCATCCCAACCAGCCATCCCAGATCGGGGTGGCTTTCGTCTTGAAGGAGACAACGCATGGCTGACATCACTCGCGCTGACGTCGCCACCCTGATCCAGGAGGAGTACTCGAACGTCTTCCTGGACGCGGTCGGCGACAACGAAGGTTCGGCGGTGATCCGTGCCTTCGGTACGGTGCCGCTGGGCACGAAGATCACGAATGCTCCCGTCCTCACGACCCTCCCCGAGGCCCAGTGGGTGTCGGAGTCGTCGACCCTCGCCGCGGGTGTCAAGCCGACGTCGAAGGCCGTGTGGGGCAACAAGCGGTTCGTGGTCGAAGAGGTCGCGGTCATCATCCCCGTCCACGAGGACGTGCTGGAAGACATGACCGAGGACGGCCTGTCGAACCTGTCCATCCTCGGCGGTCGCGCGATCGGCAAGAAGCTCGACGAGGCCGTGCTGTTCGGGGTCGACAAGCCGACCACGTGGACCGACCTGGATCTGCTCGCCGCGGCCACCGCCGCCGGCAACGTGTTCCAGGTCTCCGCGACGCCTGGAGAGGACGACCTCGCGGGGTCGATCTTCCAGGCCGCCGGCGCTGTGGCCGACTCGGGCGCGAACCCGACGTCGATCCTCTCGGCTCGCGGGCTGCGGTTCCGTCTCGCGAACCTCCGCGCGTCGGACGGCACTGCGATCCTCTCGCGCACCCTCGGTGGCGACGGGACGTTCAGCGACGACATCGCTGGCCTCGACGCGGAGTTCGTCGACAACGGTGCGTGGGACAACGCGCTCGCCACGGCGATCGTCGCGGACCGCGCCCGCGTGAAGATCGGACAGCGTTCCGACATCCAGGTGAAGTTCCTCGACCAGGCAACGGTCGGCGGGATCAACCTGGCGGAGCGCGACATGGTCGCTCTCCGCTTCAAGGCCCGGTACGCGTACGCGCTGGGCAACACCATCAGCGGTGCCGGAACGGCCGCTGAGCCCGCTGGCGCCGTCACCCCGGCCGCGCCCTGATCGAAGGAGCAGACATGGCAACGCTCACGCATCCCAAGGGCCGTACCGTCGTGGTGCCCGACGAGACCGTCGAGTACTACACGTCGAAGGGCTGGTCGGTCGCAGGCCAGGAGGCCAAGGCGGCCAAGTCGTCGGATGGCCCCGTCGTCATCCCGGACGGCGACCCCTCCGAGGAGTGGTCCAACAAGCAGCTCGACGCTTACGCCGAGCGCGAGGGCCTCGACTTCGCCGGAGTCAAGAACAAGGGCGACCGCCTGACGGCGATCGCTGAAGGCCGCAAGGTCAACGCCGGCGACGGCAGCGACAGCGGCGACGAGTGAAGCAGGGGGAGGAACGGTGGCACTGTATCTCGGACTGGTGGACGTGACACCGTTCCTCCCTCCGCTTTCGGCGGCGCAGACGACGCGTGTGAACGCGTGGCTGCCCGTGTTGGAGTTGCTCCTTGACGGCCGGTATGGCGAGGAGATCACGACAGAACGGCGCCCGCTGTTCGTGTCCACAGCTGCGGATGCGATCGAGCGACGCCTGTCGAAGCCTGCCGGGCTGATCGACTCGCAGGCAGTCGGCTCAGCGAACGTCCGCTACAACGCTCGTGCCGGTCTAGCTGTCTGGTTCCTCCCGGAGGAGCTGGCGCAGCTCGACGACGTCGCCGGGTTCGGCCGTTCTGTCCGCTTTGTGCGTACGCCGGCCCCCGACGCCATCCGCTTCGGGAACACGATGGGCGGCGCCTTCGACGAGCTCAGCGAATCTGACACCCCAGTGGAGACCTGATGTTCTTCGCACACGGGCAGACGGTCCTCCGAGACCGTCGACCGCAGATCGCTGATCCGTACGACCCGTCCAGGACGATCCCGGGCGACTGGGACGCGGCCACCACGGTCACCATCGAGGGCGCCGCCGTGCTCTCGGATGCAACGTCTGCGATTCCTGACGGTGCGCGGTCGGAGCTCGCATCCGGGTTCACCCTGTTCTGCTCGGACCCGGCCGCCGACGTCCAGGTCGGTGACCGCATCCGCGCTGGCGGGATGACGCTGTACGTCAATTCGCTGCCGTCGTCGGACGTGAACCCGTTCACCGGGTGGCAGCCGGTGCGCGAGGTGCCGCTCGATCACACCTTGGGCTGAGGGGGCGCGATGCCGGTCCAGTTCGACAACGGGTACTTCGACCGGCTGTCCCGATCACCAGGCGTCGTGTCCATCACCGTCGCTGCCGCGCAGAAGATCGCGGCGACCGCCCGCGCCAGCGCACCCTCCGACACGAACACCTACCGGAACGGGATCAAGGTGGTGCTGAAGTTCCAGCGCCGCGCTGTCGCGCTCGTCGTCGGCACCGACAAGAAGACGATGCTCATCGAGTCGAAGACCGGCAACCTCGCCCGCGCGCTCCGGGCACACGCGAAGGGACGACGCTGATGCCCGATCCCGCCGTGCTGTACGACGACCTCGAGCTGTTTCTGACCTCCTGGTACCGGGCGGCGCTCGCGGCTCGCCCTGAGCCCGTCTGCGCCAACGTGACAGTGCTCAGAGTTGAACCGGCAGCCGACGCGTCCACCTGGCCGAAGAAGCTGCTCATCATCCGGGACGACGGTGCCACCGACACGTCTTTCGTGACGGCTGAAGCGTCGATCGGCTTCACCGTCCTCGCGGGATCGAAGCAGAACCCGAAAGACGCGAAGGACCTCGCGCGAATCGTGCATGCGCTGATGCCGCTCATCCCGTCCGGCGACCCGGCCAACCCGATCGCGGCGCTCCTCAGCCGTGTGACGCCCACGTTGGTGCCTGAGTCGCAGCCCCACGCCCGCGCCTACATACCCGCGACGTTCGCCATCGCAGGCCGCGCGCTCTAGACCCAGACCTCACCCACACCCCTGGGCATCCGCCCGTGACCACCCATCCATCCCGCCTCCGGCATGCCGGTGGCGACCGCATCCAAGGAGATGACTATGGCTGCCGACTCCAACGGCAACGACATCCTCGCGGTCGGTGTCCCGGTCACGGGATTCATCGGCTTCGCCCCGTTCGGGACCGCAATCCCGACGCCCCTGGCGGGCGCCGCGGATGACCTCACCCTCGACCCCGCCTTCAAGAAGATCGGCCTGCTCAAGACCGACGGTGGCCCCCAGTTCGCGTGGGCGGCGGATGGTGACCCCATCGAGTTCTGGCAGGACGGGTACTCGATCCCGTCCGGACTCGCGGCCGTCACCCTCGCGATCACCGCGGCGGAGATCCTCGCTGACCACGTTCGCGAGATCATCGCCGGCATCGCCCCCGACGCCAACGGGTACCTCGAGCTCGACGGCGGCGGCCACGCCACCCGCTGGGTCGTGTTCTCAGAGGAGATCTTCAAGACCGGTGCGATCCGTCGACGCGTGGCGCCCAACGTATCCCTGCAGTCGTCCACCGAGGACCGCAGCGAGCGGGGCGCCGTCAACGGCAACGCGCTGCTGTTCGACGTGAACCGCAGCCCCGCGGTCGGTGGCAAGCACTTCGGCGAGTGGGTACTGCCCGCCGCCGCGTGAGAGACGGCGGGCGGCGGTGCTCGTGGGTGACTCCGCCGCCCGCTCCTTCACCCACTTCACCCACGACATCACCCACGACATCACCCACGAAAGGACACCCACACCATGAGCGCGAAGAAGGCACCCAAGCCGAAGGCCGTCGAGCCGGACCCGATCCCCGTCTTCGATGAGGAGCCTGGCGAGGGACGCCCGGCGTTCTACATCGTCAACGACCAGTTCCATGCCGTCACCAGTGACGGCATGCTCGTCGTCCCCATGCGGTTCAAGACAGGCCTGTTCAAGCAGGTGCTGCGCAGTGACGGCGACAACGTCGAGCTGTTCCTGCTCCTGACCGACGGAATCGGCGACGAGACCACGATCGCGCAGCTCGATGAGCTCGACATCTTCGAGACGGCGAAGATCGCCGGCGCCTACTTCCAGGCGTGGCGGGAGAAGCAGCAGGCCTCGATGGGGGAAGCGCAGCGCTCCTCGAACTGATCGAGGAGCATCGCGCGGGGTTCACGTTCGACTTCCGCCGCTACTTCGGGGTGCCGATCAGCGAGGTCGGGCAGTCGATCCCGTACGGCGAGGCATGGCTGCTCATCCTCGAGCTGCGCCGCGAGTCCGGATCCCACACGCACATGGTGCGGCACGGGTTCACGGAGACGTCGACGCTCGCGGAGTTCGCCGCGATCCGTCACGCCGAGTGGTTCATGAACACGCACAAGAAGGACAACACCCCGCTGATCGAGCTCCCGCACGTCTGGGACACGCCCGATCCGAACGCCGATGTGACGCCCGAACGGAGGGCGGAACTGCGGGCGCAGCTTGAGCGGCGTTCCGCGTTCGCTGGCCGATAGGAGCCCCGAATGTCGATGCCCCAGGTCGGTCAGGGCGCGGTCGCCGTCGTCCCCACGTTCAAGGGGTTCCGGTCGTCGGTCAACAAGGAGACCGATGCCGCGGCGAATGAGTCGACGAAGGGGTTCCGGTCGGCGTGGTCGAAGGAGGGCACGACCTCTGGGAAGGCCACTGGCACCGGCTTCAAGAAGGCCTTCCAGGGGGAGTCTGCTGGCTTCAGCGACAAGGCCACCCGGGAGCTCGAGGCGAACGTCGCGAAGGTGTCGCGGGCGCTGTCGCAGGCGCGCCTGAAGCAGCTCGACCAGGTCGGCAAGGTTCGGGTCGCGGAGGCTCAGCTCGTCGAGGCGCAGGCGAAGCATGCGACCGGCTCGTCGCAGGTCACCCGGGCGATGGAGCGTCTCGCGTCTGAGACGCGCAAGCTGGAGACTGCCAACGAGAGCACCACGTCGGCGACGAACGATCTGAAGGACGCGCAGAACAAGCTGGCCACGGCGGCCGACCGGGCGGGCGACCAGCTCAACGACGCCGGCCGGTCGGGTGCCCGCAAGTTCTCGTCCGGATTCTCTGAGGTCTTCAAGGGCTCGTTCCTCGGGACGACCGTCGCAGGGCTCGCAAGCAGCCTGGTGTCGAACATCGGTGACGCAATCGGCACCGGCCTGCGCACAGCAGTCGACCTGGTGGTCGGAAGCGTGGATATCGCGTCAGACCTGAACGAGTCGATCAACGCTGTCGGTGTCGCCTACGGCGAAGCGGCGGACGCGGTCCTCGCGCTCGGCGAGAACAGCGCACAGACCTTTGGCCTCAGCAAGCGGGAACTCAACGGCTACGCCACCCAGTTCTCCTCGTTCGTCCGAACGATCTCGGGCGAGGGCGGTGACGTCGCGCACACGCTGCTTGAGCTTGTCGGCCGAGGCTCCGACTTCGCATCGGTGTTCAACCTCGAGGTCGCTGACGCGCTGGGCCTGTTCCAGTCGGGGCTTGCCGGAGAGTCGGAGCCGCTGCGCCGGTACGGCATCGACCTGTCGGCGGCCACCGTCGAGACGTACGCGTACGCAAACGGGATCGCCGCGGCCGGTGAGGAGCTCACCGAGGCGCAGAAGGTTCAGGCCCGATACGGTGCACTGCTCCAGCAGACGGCAGCGGTGTCGGACGACTTCGCAAACACGTCGGATCAGCTCGCCAACAAGAACCGCATCAACGCGGCCACGTGGGACGACCTGCAGGCGAAGATCGGCGCAGGCCTCCTCCCGATCGTGACCCAGCTGGCGACGGTCGTAGCGGACGATCTGCTGCCAGTGATCGAGCAGCTGGTCGAAGAGCAGGGGCCTGGTCTAACGGCCGCTTTCGAGCAGGCCATTCCGGCGCTGCGGGAGATGGCGGAGGAGGTACTTCCGCAGCTCCCCGGTCTGTTCCAATCGATGGCGGACACACTCCCTGCCGTCATCGAACTGACAACGCAGCTCGCCCCCGTGGTGATCTGGTTGTCGCAGGCGGTCGGTGGATGGGTCACAGCCCTGAGCGGGCTCTTCTCGCTCCTGGCGGGTGACGTCACGCTCGAAGAGTTCACCGCGCAGATGGAGGCTATCCCCGGTCCGATCGGTGACGTCTTCAGGGCCGCGGCCGAACTGGGTGCAGGGCTCGGGTCAGCGCTCGGGATCGCGTTGCGTGAGGTGAACAACTTCGGGCGCGACGTGCAGCTCGGCATCGATCGCGTCGTCGGCTGGTTCCGTGATCTGCCCGGCCGTGTCGGGTCGTTCTTCGCCGGCGCGGGCGACTGGCTGTACAGCTCGGGTCGGTCGATCATCCAAGGGTTCATCAATGGCATTACGTCAATGCTGAAGCCTGTCGGCGATGCGGTCTCTGGCGTCCTCTCGTGGGCGCAGGGGTTCTTCCCGCGCTCGCCTGCGAAGCGCGGCCCGTTCTCCGGTTCGGGGTGGACGCAGCTCGAGAAGTCGGGCGCGGCCGTCATGGAGCAGTGGCAGTCAGGCATGGCGCGGCCGGACCTCACGGGCGCGCTGTCGCCGGCATACGCGGCCACATCTGTCGGGTTGGCGGCGCCCGTCGCCTCTTCGAGTGCGCAGAGCGGTCCCGCGGTGTTCCACCTGTACGACGTCGACGGGGTGCTGATCGGCACGATCCAGGGCGAGATCGCTGGGGCGTCGTCGGCTCGGAAGACACGACTGGAGATGGGTTCCCGGAGGTGAACGGTGGCTGTTCCTGAACTGACCCCGGACACGTCCGGGAACCCGTTCGTCGAGGTGTTCTTCGACCCCGACGACCTCGACCCGGATACGTACCGGCTTCGGATGCTGCGGCTGTCGGATGAGCGGTCCTGGTTCGTGCGGGGCGGGTTCGACGTGACGCCTGGTGTTGCGGCGATCGACTGGGAGTGCCCGTTCCAGTCCGAGGCGTACTACCGCGCCGAGATGTTCGCGGAGGACGGTGTGTCCCTCGGGTTCACCGATCTGGCGTCCATCGTCCTGGACTACACCGGCACGGTCGTGCATCAGCCGCTGGTGCCCGATCTGTGGGCGCCCGTCCGGATCCTCGCTGGTTCCGCGGAGAGCCTGGTGCGGCCTCTGAGGGGCGAGTTCGTCGAACCGGAGGGTGCGACGGTCGGGTGGTGGATCGGCGGAGGCCGCAGCGGCCTCCGCAACGTCCCGGTGTCGCTGCTGACGGAGACGCTCGACGCGGCGAACCAGATGCAGGCGATGCTCGGCTCGTACCTGACCCGGCAAGTCGGGGTGCTGTGCATCCGAACGTCGGACGGGATCCGATGGCCGAAGACGTTCTTCGCGCAGGGCGACCTGACAGAGATCGAACGGAACGTCAGGTTCCACGGCCAGATGATCCAGTTCGACGCGGCAATGAACGAGTCGAAGCCGCCGGCCGCCGCGATCACGACGCCGCTGCTGTCCTACTCGGACATGTCGCTGGCGTTCGACACGTACACGGATCTATCGGCGGCGATCGCGACGTACACGGCCTCCTCGCGTTCCTACGAGTACGCCGGGCTGGCCGGGTAGGAGGAGTGATGCGGTCCGGTTCAGACGATCTGCTGAATGTGCTGACGGGCCCGCACGACCACCACTGGCTGGCAGACCTCTACTACAACGGGGTTCGCCGGCAGAAGGATCTGCCGATCACTCGGCCGCGGTTCTCGGAGGACGCCGGGGCGAACATTCAGCAGTCGGGGTCTGTGACCGTGGTCTGGTCTGACGAGTTCGCGACGTCGATCTCACCGGAGAGCATGAACGACCCGCTCGCGCCGTCCGGTGCGCAGCTCGCGGTCTACGCGATGGTGTCGGCCGGCCCGTTCCTGGAGCGGGTCGAGTATGGCCGGTTCGAGATCACCGACGTGCCGTCCGCGCGCGACGAGAAGATGAGATTCCAGGGCCGCTGGCTGACGCTCGGCTCGCTCGTTGAGCTCGAGCTGAAGGAGCTGCTTGCCGGTGTCGCGGAGGAGACGTTCGACGTGCCATCCGCGCCGGCATCGCTCACGTCGACATGGGCCGAACTGGGCCGCCTCACCGGATTCCCGCTGGTGCGTACCGTTCCCGACGCGCCGATCACCCGATCAGTGCTGTACCCGGATTCGAAGCTGGATGCGACGTACGACCTGATGCGGATCATGCTGGACGCGTCGCCGCACATGACCCCGCAGGGCGCGTTGTCAGCGCGACCGAACGCCTGGTCCGCGCCGGTGGACACGCTCCGTGAGGGCGAAGGGCTGATGTCGGTCGTCGGCGGGATGTCGGCGGCCGGCATCCGGAACCGAGTGGTGGTGCGCGCAGCCGGCGGGGATCCCACGGTGCTCGCGGTCGCGGAGGTGACGAGCGGGCCGCTGCGCGTGAGGAACTCGGACGGGTCCGTGTCGCCGTTTCGCGCGCGAACCCGGTACCTGTCGAACGAGTACGTCACCACGCGTGACCAAGCCAAGGAGTGGGCCGACTCGGAGCTGCCGCTCGTGTCGACGCTGCGGTCGCGAATCGTGAACGTGGTGGAGACCTTCAACCCGTTGCGGGAACGCGGCGACGTCGTCGACATCGAACGTGCCGACGTCATCCTCCACGGTCGTGTGCTCACGATCGAACGGTCCGACGCTGCGACCCAGTCATTGACGGTCGAGGTTGCCGGGCAGTCGAAGCGCCCCTGGCCGACACCGCTTCCGTGGGTGACGAGCGACAGCGTGCCGCTCGACGACGAGGTCCCGATCGACAACAGGATGCCGGGGCGCATCGTCTACACGTAGGGGGTGGCCGGTTGGACGAGACCGAGGTCATCCTCCGCAGGCTCGGCGGAAAGTCGAGCGTCAGGTTCCTTCCGGCTACGTACCGCGGACTCGACGCCGACAACAGGGCGCTTGTCGACTGCGACGGCGGTCGCGTGCCCGCGTACGTGCTGCCGGGCATGGCTCCGATGCTCAACGAGCCGGTGTGGGTGGAGATCGTCGACGGCGTGGCCTACATGCATGGGCCGACAACGCTTCGGTCTGACGAAGGCACGATCGTCACCGCAGCTGACGGCGTGGCCGAGCTGACCACGGCCACGGGCGACGTGACCGCCTCGTACGAGAACGGCATCCCACTCACCCCTGGCGACGTCGTCAGGCTCTCGTGGGGGCCGTCCGGCGCGTGGATCATGGGCGTCGCTGTCGAAGCTGTGCCGCCGGTGGTGCCGCCGAGCACTGGCGGCGGCGGTGGCCGCCGCACGGTCGAGTTCACGGCGCTGGACTCTGGCTCGTTCCAACCGGGGTATGGATGGCGGACGAACGAGGTGTGGTCGTCGCTGAGCAACCGCGGCGCATGGTTCTACGGCAGCCAACTCAGAGACACCATCCCGGACTCAGCATCGATCGTCTCGGCGCAGATCTACCTTCCCGCTCCGGCGAAGATCGTCGGCGGTCGCCCGTTCGGCCGCCACAGCTTCGACTCGAAGCCGGCTGGAGCGATCACGGCGACGGACACTTCGACGCTGCCTGGCACCTCGGGGTGGGTAGACATCCCGACCTCATTGATCGACCACCTGAAGTCGAACCCTGGCGGGCTCGGATTCAACAACGGCGGAGACAACCGATGGCCCGGCACGCAGCGTGACGGGCAGTCCGGACGGGTCCGCGTGACCTTCGACTCGTAGGAGCAAGCATGGGCTACTCATCCAGTGGCGGGCCGAAGGGCCTCGGCGTCATCCTCGACAGCAACACGCCGCTCGCGGACCTCACGAAGCTGATCGAGCTGATCGCGCGCGTCGGCAACTACTACGGCGGAGTCACCGAAGCCGAGCGCGACGACATCACCGGCGACGCGCTCTACACCGGGCTGCTGGTGTTCAACACCGACGCGGATGCGCTCGAGCTGTGGGACGGTTCCGGCTGGGAGACGGTCTGGGAGCCCGACACCGACTGGCAGACACTGGCGCCGGCCGCAGGCTGGACGGCGTTCGGCTCTGGTCTGAAGTGGCGCAGGAAGAACGGGCAGATCAAGCTCCTCACGAGCGTGACCCGCGTCTCCTGGACTGGCACGCAGACGTTCGGGACCCTGCCGGTCGAAGCCCGTCCGACGCAGAAGGTCACGTTCGTGTCCGCCTATGGCGACGTGGCGAAGGAGTGCTACGTGAACACGGACGGCACGATCCAGGTCAACGCTTCCGGCGGTGGCGGCATCACCGGTTCGACCGAGTTCCCGTCGAACTGATCAAGGGAGCACGCCATGTCTGGTCTCCTCCTTCCGGTCGGTCCGCGTCGGATGAGTTCGTGGTCTGCCCACCAGCAGCGCACGACGCCGTCGTCCGAGCCCGGCACGGACTGGTATTGCCCGATCGGCACACCGGTCCTCTCCCCTGCGGACGGCCGCATCTACGCCTACGGCGCCTCCCTCGGGCCGGCCACCGGACGGTGGGTCGGCATCGACTTCACCAACGGGTGGCGCTTCCGAGCCATGCACTTCTCCGATTTCATCCGAACCCGCGGGACGCTCGAGCGAGGCGAGCCCTTCGCCTACTCCGGCGCATCCGGGTACGGCCGGGAGGACTGGTCCAGCGACCCCGCCACCGGCGGCGCGCACGTCCACGGCACCCTCTGGCCGGAGCAGATCATGCGCTTCGGCTACCGCACGATCAACGGCATCCGCATGCCTTACACGATCGACTTCATGGCGCACGCCGACATCGGTGGCGCAACAGCCGGCGTCGGAGCGACGCCACTCCCGACCCCTCCGGAGGAGGACGAAGCGATGTACACCATCTTCGGCAACGAGCAGCGCGGCTACATGATCGTCGGCCCCGATCTGTTCATCGAGGTCGGCAGTGCGATCGAGAAGGCAACCGGCGTCCCCGGCCCGGCGATCCTCTCGGCGTTCCAGGCCGCGAAGGCGGACGGCATCATGCTCGACACCGCATCGTTCGACCGGCTCCGGATCTCGCTCCTCGCAGGCCGCCCGCAGACCGCACCGGTGCAGCCCATCATCGACGTCGACGTCATCCGCGAGACGATCAAGACCGCGTTCGCTTCGGCGTCGATCACGGCAGACGTCAGCGCCGAGGATCTCGACGCGATCGCGAACCGTGTCGTGGACGTGCAGGCCGCACGACTCGCGAGCTAGGCGATGGCAGCCGACGACCCGACCCCGGGCGAGCTGCGCATCATGATCTCCAACGTCATCGGCCTGCTCAGCGACATCAAGTCCGAGATGGCGACGAAGGAGTTCGTCAACGCGAAGTTCGACGCGTTCCTTGACCGGATGAACCGGCTCGAGCAGGACCACAAGGACTGGGTGAAGAGTTCGACCGAAGCGCACGTCGCGCTCGACCGCGACTCGAAGGCCCGCCACGCGGAGACCCGCGCCGAGATGGAGGCCCTCGAGGTCCGGCTGCGTGCGGCGATGGAGAAGAAGGCGGCCGAGGCGCGCGCACAGATCGACGAGGTTGTGACCGAGCAGAAGAGCGCCGAGAAGGAAGTCAAGGCGGTCCGCAACAGCCGCGTCACCCAGTGGATCGGCATCGGCCTCGCCTGGCTGGGCACCGTCGTGCTGTGGTTTGTCGACAGGGGGCAGGCATGAAGCCCCGCGACTGGTCCTGGTTCAACCGGATCTTCTTCGCCCTGTTCGTCCTGGCGCTGATCGGCGTGATCGTGTTCCTCGGATGGCGGCAGTCCGTCGCGTCCGACGAGCGGGCGGCGCTGATCCAGGCGCTCGCGCAGTCGAACGAGCAGCTGCGCGACGAGGGCATCGAACCGGAGGCACCCGAGCCGGAGCAGATCGTCGAGTCGATCGTCGGTCCCACCGGGGCGACCGGTCCGCGCGGACCCCAGGGAGAGCCCGGCGAGGACTCCACCGTTCCTGGCCCTCCCGGGCCTCCTGGCCAGCAGGGCGCGACAGGAGCGACCGGGACGAGTGGCGCTGCCGGGCCGCCCGGAGAGAGCGTCACAGGGCCGCAGGGCCCCGCCGGCGAGACGGGCGCCACCGGCGCCCAGGGACCGCAAGGCGAGCAAGGCCCGGCGGGACAGTCGGCGTTCCCGTTCACCTTCACGTTCTCGACGGACGGTGTCACGCAGTTCACGTGCGTGGTGTCGTCGCCAACCGAAGCGGTCTGCACCCAGACCATTCCCGAACCCATCGAGTGACCCGAGGAGGTCATCATGTCCGAAGACATCACCACTGGCCCTGGTTTCGTTGCGAAGGCGCGGAAGGCGTTCGTCGCAGGTGTGGGCGCCGTCGCTGCCAGCCTCGGTCCTGCCATCGTCGTCGCCGGCGCTGATGGCGTCATCGACTTCCAGGGCGAGGTCGTTCCGCTGGGCGTCGTGAGCCTCACGCTGGGGCTCGGCGCGTTCCTCGCTGTCTACGCGACGCCGAACGCGAAGTGATCCGCTGGGCCGCGGCCGCCGTCGTGGTGACCGCGGCCCTCATCGTCTTGTTCTCCCCATCGAGAGGGCATCGCCGTGGCGGACAGTGAGTCGTGGCCTCCGGGCAAGTCGGGCATCTCGGGTGCCCTGGAGTACCTGGCGCAGAAGGTGACGGTGGTGCGGTTCGACGGCACCCCGGCGCCGGATATGCGCGTGGTGGTGACGCTCACCGAAGACGGCACCGCCGTGCACTCGGTGACTGTGGCGCCCGTCGCGGCCGCGGCGGGCACCGGCGTGGATGAACCGGAAGATACGGAGGACCCGGGATGACCGTCGTGAATGTGACGGCACTGCGCACCCTGCTCGGCTCGCCTGGGCCGATTCCGCGGGGGAGCGTCATCGTCGACTACTGGGCGGGCTCCAGCCCGTACACCGCCGTCGACGGCGACACGGTCACGTTCCCCGCCACCATCACCGTCCCGATCGTGGACGGCGAGCTCGAGGAACCGCTCGAGCTGGAACCGACCGGCGGGCTGTGCTGCGCACGGGTGATGGTGCTCGCTCCCGGCAGGTCGATCACCCGGTTCGTCGAGATCCCAGACGTCGGCCCCGTCGACTTCGGTGACCTGCCCGTCGTGGACCCTGTCGCCTTCGTCCCTGTCGCCCCGACCGCCACCTTGCTGCAGCAGCTCACCGCCGCGTTGCGCGACCGATTCTGAGGAGAGACCAATGCCACTGAAGGACGACTGGGCGCCGGGCGATGTCGGCGTTTCCGGTGCGATGAACGCCGCGGCCTCGAAGATCAACGAGCACGACGAGGACCTGACCGGGCGCCTCTCTGAGCCTGCGCTAAGCGCCACATTTGTGAGGTTTCTCGATGAGAACGGCGACCCCCTCGTGGGCAAGCTCGTGACCATCACCGTCAACTCGACCACGGGCGAGATCGACGACATCACGAGCGAGGACATCTGACATGGCGTACATGAAGGACTCCACCGGTCGCCGCCTCGACTCTTTCAAGGTGCCCGGTGTGCCAGCGAATCGTCACGCGTTCGCCTTCCTCACCGCTCCGAACGCCACGACGGCGGCCGGCGGCACGGTCGACCTCACGCAGCGCTCGCTGATCATGCTGCCGGTCGGCGCGGCACGGTGGCGCATCGGCTTCCTGAACAACAACCTGCGCTCCGCTACGACACTCACCACACCCGTCACCGTCACGGGCGTCTGGACCGGGTCTCCGGTCTACGAGTCGAACGGATCCTCCGGTAACAACAGGTGGGCGGGGCACGCCTCAGCCGCACTGACCGCCCGGTCGGGCGCGCTCTCAGTGCCGATCGACAAGACCCGCGTGTGGTCCGATTGGATCGAGGCCGACCCGTTCGAGGCTGGCGTGGCGAAGGTCATCTCGTGGGGCATCACGGCCCCGGCGTCAGGAACGGGCGTCGCGTCGGGCAACTCCTACCAGGGGGTGTCCGCTGCCGGGTCTGCGAACGCCGCCAACGCCACGCTGACGTCGCCGACGATCGGCACGAACAGCCTGCGACTGGATGTGGCGATCGAGTACGAGTTCTCCGAGGCTGTGCAGGTCATCCTGTTCCCGGGCGATTCCAACACGGTCGGCTACGCAACGGCGGCGCACGGGTACACCGACGCCGGCGCGCTTCCGCACGAGTCGGTGCCGGGCATCTCGGCGCAGATGGGTGGGTTCGTCGCGATCAACCTGGGCTGTGGTTCTGCATCAACGCCGGACTACGGCGGCATCGATGGCACCGGCGACAACCCGACGTATCCAATGCTGTGGGATCGGGTGGACCTCGCTTCTGTCGACATCGACGCCGCAGTGGTCGCACTCGGGACGAACGACGGCGCATCGGGCCTCTCGACGTTCGTACCCGCCGTGCGTGGAATCGACATCAAGCTCCGAGAGGACTACGGGATCAAGCGCATCTACTGGGCGACGATCCCGCCGCGGAGTGACCAGGTGTCATCCTTCGCGCGCCTCACCGCGGCAGCGTCTGCTGGTGCGACCAGCATCACGATCGACACGTCGCTCGCGACAGGGACGGTGCTCATCGGGTCGGGATACAACCGGGAGAAGGTCACCATCTCGGCAGTCACCGGTTCAGGCCCCTACACCGCCACCGTTACCGCGCTGGCGAACGCGCACGCCGCCGACGAGCCCTGCTCGGTGGGTGCCGAGCTCGCTCGCCGCGACCGCAACAACTTCCTGCGGAACATCCCGGACGGCATCGCTGGACTCATCGACTACGAGAAGGTCCTTGAAGCCGCACCTGACTCGCCATACCCGGACGCAAGGTTCGTCGCCTCGGACGGACTTCACTTCGTGCGCGGCGGCAACTTCGAGCGCGCGCGGACGGTCGTGTCGGCGGGCGTCGCGGTTCGCTTCGAGTAGCGGAGAGCGGTGAGATCTGCGACTGCCATACCTGCGACGAAGAACAGCGCCGCCTGCCACTGCGTGATGAGGCTCGTCACGAGCAACACAGGGATCTGCCCGATGAGCGCCAGGCTCGAGGCAGTGTATTCGCCGCGGAGTAGGCGGAACAGGGCGAAGATCAGGGGTGCGAGGATGAGTGCGGCGAGGACCCATCCGAAGTTGATGGCCAGTCGCAGGAACGTGTTGTCGATGATGTCCGTACCGAGGGTCTGAACCCGACCGTCTTCGAAACTGAGTCCTGTCGCGCCGAACCACTGCACGTTGGGCAGGGTCGCGAGAAGTTGAATGGTGCGCTGGTCTCCGGACTGCTGTGTCTCGTCGCTGTCCTCACTGCCGTACAAGAGCTGGAACACCGCGAGTATCGCGATCATCGCCAGGACGAGCCCGATGATGCTGATGGCTCGGGCGCGCCCCTTTGTCGAGAAGATCACGGCGAGGCCCAGTGCCAGCGCCGCGGTCAGCATCGGGCCGCGGCTGACTGAGGCGAAAACTCCGGCGAGCAGGATCAGTTGCACGAGGCCGGCGCGGCGCGGCAACTCGCGTGCGAACGGGATAGCCATGGCGATGCTCGCACCGTAGGCGATCGCGTGACCGAACGCCGCCTCCGACCGGTCCACTCCGGAACGTGTCTGGATCAGGTCCCAGTGGTGGGTGGTTGACAGCGCCCACTGCGAGAACACGTGTAGCCGGGTGGCGAACTCGAAGATGCCCCAGATCGACACGATGACCATCGCCCAGAGATAGGCGCGGCGTGCAGCGTCCGGTGCAGCGCGCCCAAGCCAGTACGACACTCCGAGCACCGCGGCGAGGTTCGACAGCAGCACGATCGGGTAGCCGTCGAGGAACGTGAGGATCCCGATCGTGATGACGGCGGCCGCCAGGGCGAAGTCGGGCCATGTGATGCGGATGCGTTCGCGACGCCGCGAGACGAGGATGCCGATGAGCACCACGACGCCGATCGCGCTCACCGGCTTGAGGCCGACCGGGAGTGGCGTCCAATCGGGGATGAGGATCAGCACGGCCAGCCACACCACGACGCCGACCATGGGCTTCGCCACTGTGAGCCCGAGCAGAAAGAGTGCGCCGATACCCGCGATCGCGAGCGTCGGGCTGTAGAGGGCGAGGACGGTGACGATGACTGTTGCCAGCGCGGCGACGCCGATGAGCGTTGCGGTCTGAAGCCGCTCGCTTCTCACCCGGCGAACCACTCGATGATCGCCCACCCGACCGGGTGGAACGTCATGAAGAGAATGAAGCCGAGGGTGCCGAAAAAGGCGAGAGTCATCCTCAACGCGTATCGGCGATCCTCGCGCGACCGCATCGACCAACGCTCACCGAGGCGTGAGATCGGCGTCCGGTTCTCATCCACGGTGTTGAGAATAGCGGACGCCGCTTTCCGCCCTCCGACCTGCACGTAATAACGCGTTAGCTTGGTCGATGCGACTAAGGCAAGTGGTAGGGTGATGAGATGGACGAAGCCGCGAAGAAGCTCATCACCGAGCAGCAGATCGACCGCGCTGCCCGAGCCATCGCCAACGCTCGCTACCCCGACATCGCCTACGGCCTGCTGAGCGATGAGAGCAAGATGAAGTACCGGGCGTGGGCGAGCGCGGCGCTCGTCGCGGGGTCTCCGGTCTAACCTGACGGGATGACTCCTCAGGCGCGTGGTGTGGTCCCTCCGGAGCGTGTGGAAGCGATCCTCGCCGCGAAGCAATTCGCCGCCGACGCGGAACGGCTGCTCAAGGAAGTGACGGTCGACGCGCTCGTCAGGGGTGCGTCGTTCCCGGAACTCTCCAAGGCCACCGGGATCTCCACGTCGACGCTCCAACGCTGGGTGCGTGAGCTTGGAGCGACGCCCGCCGGCCGACGCCGCGAGGGTGACTGGAAGCACGGCAACGATGTGTGGTTGCAGCGCATCCAGGCGATGAAGGATCAGGGCATCATCCGCGACTGATCCTCTGGCGATCCTCGCCATGCATGACCCGACCGGCAACGGTCGATTGACGCATTAGTTAGATCTGGGAGATGTGGCCCCAGAGCATCGCGCACCGAAGCCAGATGTCCGTAGCGCGCGGGCATCGCCAGGCACCACGAACAAACGCCCCCGGGCTGACTCTTCGGAGTCGGCCCGGGGGCGTTTCGTCGTTCTAGTCGAAGTCCTCCAACTCGAACAGCTTCTCCATCTCGCCATCGGCAGTGGTCGTCACACGGAGCACCGCGCGCTGCTTCGGGAAGCGCATCGCGAAGAACTGCTTGAACTCCTCGGCGTCACGGCTCACCGTGAGCAGCGTCGTCACGGCCACGATCTGCCGGTCGAGGTGGACGTTGCCGGTGCCTTCCGTGAGGTGCTGATGATGGCTGCGAGAGCGCGACCCGGATTCCTTCACCGGGTTCACACGCTGCAGTTCGTCGAGGACGCCCTCCGGAAACTGATCGTAGATGTACTCGTTGATGAATCGACCGATGAACTGCGGGCGCCGGTTCCCGCGTCCCTTGGGATCGTGGCCGTACACGCGTAGGACCTGCGCGAAGAACTCATCAGGGAACTTCTTCACCCACGGGCGGAAGGACTCTTCGACATACTCAGCGAGGAGACGTTGCAACTCCCGGTTCTCGCGGGTCTTCTCGTAGCCCGTGGCTTCGTCGACGAGCGCGACGATGCCTACCTTGGCGAGCGCCCGCATGAGGATCTCCGCGCGCTTGGCGTACTCCTCTTGGCTCTTGGTGAGCTTCACCTTGTCGCTCGCTCGAGCGGACAGGAACACGTCGCAGATCTCGGGGAGGACGACCGCTTCGTACCCCGTCGAGATGAAGCGTTGGTTTGGGGCGCGGAACTTGATGCCTTGCAGATGTTCGCGCAGCGCCGGGGTGATGAAGTCGGTGAGGTTGGCGGAGTCGAGGAACGGGGGGAGTCCTTCGACACGTCGACCTGACGAGGCCGATCGTCCGAGCGCGGTGTTGATGTCTCCCTGCTTGATCACGCGCGTGCCGTCGGCGAGCACCGCGCACCCTAGTGGGAAGCCGGATAGGTCGAGCAGTCCGTCGTGTGTGGCGTTCGGGACCTTCTGATTCCAGCGAGCGGCAGCGGCCTGTCGTGCGATGTCTGAGCGCTCTGTCGGGGACAGCTTCTCGGCGCGAGCGCGGCCGCCGGCGCTCGGGTCGATGAGGAAGCCGCCCATCTCCTTGGTGTCATCTGTTGCCATCGGATCTCCAATCCGGGTGATCCCTTGCTGAAGGGGACGTGCATGCCAGCAAGCATGACGATACACGCCGCCTCCGACATCACATCACGGCGTCGGGGAAACTCGCAGTTTTCCGGGCGTTCTGTGGCGTGTCGCGCGCCAGATCGGCGGCGGTGCTTGCACGGCATGCATGCGCATGCTTACGATCTGTCTCCAAGACGAAAGCCCCGCCGGTGCGCGAACACCGACGGGGCAGACGACACCCAAGTAGAAGTTGGAGGTCGCCGTGAGCGACGTTACACCGGTCCCCGCTGTCCACTCGTTCGACCCGGCGTCGATCCTCGCCAGAGACGCGTTCCTGCGTCGCTACACCGGCGAGACCCGCAAGCTGTACGGCACCGACCTGCGGCTCTTCTTCGACTGGTGCGCGCAGAGCGAGCTCGACCCGCTCGCCGCACGCCGGCTGCACCTCGAGGAGTTCGCGGAGCACCTCGCCACCGTGCGCCGCAACAAGCCCGTCTCGGTGCGCCGGCGACTGCAGACACTGAAGTCGTTCTTCGCGCTCGCGTACGCCGACGAGCTCATCGACCGCGACCCGACCGTCATGCTTCGCATGCCGAAGGTCCACAAGGACCCCGAGCGCCTGGTGTGGCTCGACCGGTTCCAGGTCGGCCAGCTGCTGCACGCCGCGGGGGAGGAGTCACCCGACCACCACGCGCTCCTCGCGCTGATGGCGATGCTGGGTCTCCGGGTGTCCGCCGCGTGCCGGGCGCGGATCGAGGATGTCGTCGTCGACGAGCACGGCACCCGCCGCCTCCGCGTGGTCGAGAAGGGCGCCCGCACGCACACCACCCCGATCCCGCCGCAGGTGTGGGAGATCATCCAGCGCGCGATCGGCGACCGCACCGAGGGGCCGATCGTCCGCCGCCGCAACGGGAACGCTCAGGACCGGAACGGCGCCTACTGGTGGGTCCGCATCCTCTCGCGGAAGGCCGGCCTTCCCGAGCGCGCGCACCCGCACTCGCTCCGCCGCGCCGCGATCCGCACGCTCATCGACGCCGGCGTGACCATCGAGGAGGTCTGCCACTTCGCCGGCCACGCCGACGTGCGCACCACGCTCGGCTACCACCCGGCGCGCGGTGCTCATGGCGTGCACGCGGTGTACGTCGCCGCGGCCGCTTTCGACCTGGTCGCCTAGCCCCGGCGCGCATGCCCGGTGAGCTCGCCCCAGTCCGCGATGGGGCCGCCACCGGGCCCGTGCGCGGCCAGGAACGCCGCATGCACCCGGAAGCACCCTTCACGCAGCGTCGTCGCCCAGCCCAGCACCTCGCCCAGCCGAGTGACCTTGTACCGCAGCTGACCGCCGTCGACGCGGCGCAGCTCGATCAGCCCGTACTCGCGGCCCATCGGGTCGACCATTCGCCACACGCCGGGCGGGGATTCGACGGCGGCGAGGATCGGGTGCCAGTCGGCCATGGGAGTTTCCCCTTCTCCGGCCGAGAGCATCAGTGTACGGGCGCGCTCAAGGCCGCGGCTCCTGACCACGGAGGAACAGAAGCCCACAAGGGGCACACTCGTAGCCGGGTGGGGCGTCGCGCAGCACCGTCCCACACTTCGGACAGCGGGGTTGCGCGAGCATGTCGGCGACGTCGTCCATGCGGTCAGGGTACGCCGATGTCGGCGCCTCGTGATGGGCTGTGCCGATGGGATCAGTGGGTGAGCTGCTCGACTTCGAGCGCGCATGGCCGCGACACTGCCACGCCAAGGAGAACGCGATCCGCGACCGCGGGCTGACGCCGGCACGCTACTACCAGCTGCTGCACCGCGCCGCGGAGTCGATCGAGGGGATGGCGCACGACGCGATCACGGCCGCGCATGTGCGGCGCCGCGTGCACGAGTAAGGCCCCGCCGTTCTGGGCGGGGCCTTCTCTTCTTATTGATGCCATGACCCTTCCGATCTCGGGGTGGGTGGCGAGGTTGTCGTATTGCCGTTGGCGGGGACCCCATCGTCCCCTGCTCATCTTCTGCGTTCGCACATTTCCTGCTTCACCTCCGGCCTAGTGGTTGCATATGGGTACTGTAACCCCATATGAGTGCATGATGCAACATCCATTGGGCAGAGTCACAGTTAGGGGGTGCGTGCCCACACTTTGCCCACACTTGGATGCCAAACCGCGACCCCCAGCACCCGCCAGCACCCGCCGAATCCGCAAGATCACGCGGTCAACTGCATCCACTGGCGGGCATGCGAAGAACCACGACTTCTTCTCGGGGTCGGGCTCGTCGTACGTCATCGGCAAGGCCGAGGCCACCGAAGACGAGGACTGGGACTTCTAAAGTCCCTGATCGCAGCTGTAAACGTGGGCTAGGCTGCGATCGCAAGCCCCCGGTAGGAATCGCTCTCACGAGCGGCCTGCCGGGGGCTTGCCCACGTTATGCCCACACTCTGCCTGAGAGGAGGTGATGCCGATATGGCAAGCAAGGGACGCGCGCGCAGCGCAATCACCGGGCGTAGAGAAGCCCAGCAAGAAGTCAGGTAAGTAACCACTGAAGGGACGCGGCGAGGTTCGGAGTACCAGTCCGGGCCTCGTCGCGTTCCACGTTATACCCGCAACCACTAGCCCGCGGCGAATTGATGGCGTGAGCGCCGCGGAGTGGGGGTTGTCCGGCGCCGACACTATCGTCTGAGCATGGTCTTTCCTGAGAAGGGGCGCCTGGCCGCCCACGTCCTAATCGATGGCGTCGTTGCCTCCAAGAGCGAGTACGAGGGCGCCGCCGACCTCGCCTACCAGCGACTGAACGAACTCGACACAATCCCCGTGCACGTGGATGGCGGGGACCCTGAGGCAGATCTGAACATCGACATCGACCTGAGCAACATCCTTGGCGCAAGCCTCATCACGATTAGCTGGCTGGTCGAGCAGCTCGCCACAGAGACGGGGCGTAGCCGGGAGAACATCCTCTTCGCGCTACGCGAGTACGTCGACCGCTGAGCTAGATTCGCCGCAGGCCTTGGCGTTCGGCCTCGAGCTCGGCGGCCTTGTGATTGGCGCCGTCGAGCCCTTGAGCGTCGAGCGCACTCCCGAGTTCGAACGCGTCCTTGAGGACTAGTCCCTCGTCGGCGTTGCTCCAGCGTTGGCGCGCGTATTCCATGCCGGCAGACACGATGCGCATGAACTCCGTGTGCTTCTCGTCATCGCTCGTCATGCACCCATCATGCCGTTGCCGTGGTGACGGCCTCGAGACTCGCAAGGATCTCGGTGTCCTCCTCGGGCACGAAGCAGAACCCGGGACGGTTCGGAGCTGTGGTCTGCCAGATCGACGAGGGATGCACGCACTCGTCCGTCACCGAATGCCGGTCGAGCGGGCCGAGGACCGCGGCGGCGTGGTCCGGGCAGGCGAACATGCCGCACGGCCCGTCGGGGTGATCCATGAGGAAGTGCACGGACGCCGGCGCGCGGCACATGTCGCCCGGCGCGGACCACGACGACACGAACCCGCAATGGCCCTTCGCCGACGCTGGGAGGAGTGACCCTAGTTGCCCGCCCCTCACGATCCCGCCTCCGGTTCGCTCGGTTTCGTGATCGCGCACTTCGAGCACGACAAGATGATGTAGCCGCTCAGCCAGAGCACCCGGTGCTTGCCCGAGCATGGCCGCACGGTGTGCTCTGGGCCTTCCTTCTGCGCGCGGAATATGATCGGGTCACCGACGCGGGGAGGCTTCACGCGAGTCTCGGTCATGCCCGCTCCTGTTCGGTCGGTTCGAGCACGGCCAGCTTCTCAATGACTCGACGTGCGTGTTCGATCTGCCATTCGGTCGCCGTTGTGAGCGAGTGGTAGACGTTCTTCCGGTGGTCCCACAGGTCGTACCCACCGAACGCGTCATAGGCGGCAAGCGCAGACAGCCACTCGTCGGCGGTAGAGGTCCCTCGGCGCGCGACGTGCTCCCTGTAGCCGAGAAGGACGGGGTTCGGCTCGTGGACTCGTCCGTACCCGACTCCAGTCGCGAGGTAGACGCCGGGGCCTTTGTGATCCGCGGACGCCGTGGCGGGTGTGCTTGCGTAGATCATGTCCTGCTCCCATCCACGTGAATCGTGGGCGCGGGGTCGCCCCAGCGGAACCATGTGCGCTCGTCGCGGAAGTGATCGCGCGCTGTTGTCACTTCGATGAAGTGCAGACCGGTGTCTGGTGTGCGGCGCGGCAAGCGGCCGACGAACGTGCGGCGCGGCCGTTCGCATGACCCCCAACCGCAGGAGTCTCCGCGCAGCGCTACCGCGACGTTGAAGGTTCCCCATAGTCGCGTCCGCGTTCGCAGGGACAGAACCAGTGAGGGGTGGCGGTGGGTGAAGGGCTCGTGCTTCATCGCTCGCTCCTGTTCGGTTGGTTGGTGGCCTCGATGACGTCGGCAAGGTGTAGCACCGTGTGCGCGAGCGCCTCGGTCGCGATGGCCGTCGCCGACTCGGGCTGGAACTGGACCAGCTCGGAGGCGTTGGTGTCGGCGTTGAGCAGCTGCTCGGCGGTCTTCTTGTGGTCGGTCATGATCGTTCTCCCTGCTGTTGGCGGATGCGGTTTTGGTGGACGGGGTCGTTGGTCATGCGGTCGCGCCACCATGCGAGGAGGGTGGTTTCGTCGACGACGCGGCGCTGTCCTTGCCAGGTCATGGGGAGGCCGTGTCTACGCCACCGCTTGATCGTGATGACTGACCGACTCACTCGCCTCGCCGCTTGCCGGTATGTGAGCAGTGCCATCCGTCACCTCCTCGGGCTCGTAGCGCCGGAGACACACGGTGCACTGGATCGTCTGTGCGATGGCGCCGTCGCGGTTGATGGTCCACTCGGCGTAGACGGCCGGTTCGCCGCAGACCCGGCACTCGCGGGCGTAGGTGCGGAGCCGGCGGGGCGTGATCCGGTAGCGGTTCAGCAGCTGGCTGATCTGCAGAAACAGGACCTCGTCGGTGCCGTACACCTCGAGGTTCAGCTCGCCGATGCGGTCCTCGTGGGCGATCAACCAGGCGGTGATCGTGTACGCGGCGTCGCCAGCGTCGTGCCACTGCTGCGACGCACGGAGGCGGGTGAGCAGCGCGTGTGGGGCGGGGTGGAGGTGACGGGCGATCTCGTTGCCGTACGCGGTGAGCGCTGCCCACAGTGCGTCGGCGTCCTGCATCGGTTCGATGCGGAACGGGAGCGGCTGCTCGCGGGTGCCGTCGACGCGGGTGCGGTCGTAGGCGGTCGCGGCGAGCGGGAGCATGCTGTCGCGAAGGTGCGCGATGATCACCGGCACCTGCTGCAGCATCCACGCATACGCGGTCACGACGTCGCCCCCGACAGCATCCCGTCCGCAGCTGCTAGCACTGCCCCCGAGCCGGGAAACAGGTCATGCAGCTCGTCGACGGCAGGGTCGTAGCCGAGCGCGTCAAGCACCCAGCGGGTCCACGCGGCCGGCTTCGACCCGACGAAGCTCTGGCGGCCGCCGCGCGCGGATGGCGCCGCGGCGGTGAGCACGTTGCCGACTCGCGCGCCGGCGCGGGTCCGCCGCTCCTCGGGCACGAACACGATCACTGGCTCCCACCGCTCGATCAGTCGGCCGCCTCCTGGCATCGCGTTCGGTTTGTGCCATGCCATGATCTGCGCGTTGACCGGGAGCGGGTGGTATGCGCCGAGCCCGTCTGGAGTTGTCGCGATCGCCCAGCCGTCGAAGTTCTCCACCAGGTGCAGAAGCAGCTGACGGTGAGCGTCGATGTCGTCCCAGCGGCCCGCGTCCTCGTGGAAGTCGGCGCGAGGTGAGTCCGTCGACGAGCGGGTGCCGTCGCCGTACCAGCGCCGCGCACGCGAGCGGACGGTGACTCTGGACTCGCCGCCGGCGAGGTCGAACCGCTCGCGGAACAGCGGCGGATACGGCGGGTCCGCGATCGCAAGCTTCATCGGTCCTCTCCCTCTGTCTGGTACATGAGGCGGCCGCACGCAGGGCAGCGGGCGAGCTCGTCCACGAAGCGCACATCGCCGTCGAACTCGCAGTACTCGTTTGTCTCGGGGTCGACGAGGTTGTTGCAGACGACGTAGAGCGTCGCCTCGGCATCGGGGACGAGCTTGCGCAGCGCGTCTGCTAGAGCGACCTGCGCCACACTGCGGGGGATGATCGTCTGCTTCGCGTCGAGCTCAAGCGCAGCCCGCGCCTCTGCCCACTTGCTCACGACGTCACCTCCGGTCGGTGGCAGGTGCAAGACGGGCGGGGGATATGCCCGTACGGGGACCAGCAGCAGGACCGCTTGCACCGGCCCATCAGGGCCGGCTTCGCCGTCGTGGGCGGCACGTACGGCTGAGAGATCCTCACGACGCTGGTCCTTCCTGGTTGGCCTGCTCGAGGCGGTACACCTCGGCCTGCGCGGCCGCGAGCTGCAACTCGCGTGCGAACTCGCGCGCTTCCGCCGGGGTGAGTGGTGTGACGGTGAGGCGCGCCTCGACGTTGCCGAAGTCGTCCGGCTGTGCGTTCGCGACGATGACGGTCTGGCTTCTGCTGATGCTCATTTCGGTGGTCCTTTCAGAAGGGGCAGAGCTCGGGAATCGGGCGGCGGTCACTGAGCGACGGGAGCAGGGATGGCACGCGCGCACCGCAGACATGGGCGGGCAACAGAACATGGCCCGCAGGGAGCGGGTGCCGGCTCCAGACCCGCGAGATGTGCCGGCGGCCCACGCGATCACTCGTGTGGCTGAACAGGCCGCGACCGGTGATGCGGCAGGCCACCGCGAGGTCGACCGTCAGAGGTGTCGGGTCGACCTTGTCGGGACCGAGATAGCAGGCGAGGTTCGCGTCCCAGTCGTAGATCAGGACGTGCGCGCGGCAGTTGGGACAGCGGTTCATAGGTCACCGCTGTCGATGTACTCGCCGACCTTCAGCCGGAAGTGCATGCGGGCGCCGCGTGCGCCCTGCTCGACACGCACGCGGCCGATGTCGATGAGGACGGAGAGGGCATGGTCGATCTGGGTGTTCTGCGCGCCGATGCGGGCCGCACGGACCTCATCGCGCACCTGTCGGACCGACGCGCCGGGGACACGGTCGAGAGCGGCGAGGACTGCCTCGGTGACCTTCATGGTCTTCTCGGTGTTCCGTGACTTACCGGGGTCGAACGTCAGTCCGCGGGTGGTGTCGTCGTACTCGAGGCGTCCCTCGTCGACGTCCACGTCACGGCCGGTCGCGCGGAAGAACCTGGCACCGGCTCTGTCGCGGGTGAGCAGCCACCGCACGTCAGCCCAGTCGTCGAGGCGCGTGGCACCGCGGGCCCGTTCGGTGCCGGACTCCATCTCCGCCCGTCCGGTGTGGGTGGGGAGGATGAGCGTGTCGACGCCGGCGCGTTCCTTGATGACGTCGAGGGTGTCGAGGAACGCGCCGACCTCGGTGTTGTCGTTCTCGCTGGCGCCGGATCCTGTGAACGCGCGGGCGAAAGGGTCGACCACCCAGACACGGATCTGGTTGTCGGCGAGCCATCGCACCGCCCAGTCCTCGGCGCGCTGGGTGGTGAGGGGGAGACGGAATCCGCGGAGGTTGAGGACGGTGATGTTCTCGGGGTGTTCGATGCTGGTGTCGCGCAGCCAACGCCGGTACATACGTTCGTCGACCTCGTAGTTCCAAAGTGCGATCCGGCCGGGGTCGTCGGCGACCTGGAACGCGTCGAGGAAGTGGGTGCCATCGGCGAGGGCACGGGCGAGGTTGTTGACGAGGGTGGTCTTGCCGGTCTTGAACCCGGCGGTGAGAAGCACGTTGGAGCCGGTGGGGATGACCTCGTCGACCGTGTACGTGATCGGTTCGTCGGGGATGAGGAGGTCGTCGGCGAGGGTCTTCGACCAGGCGGGTTCGCGGAAGTGCGCGGCGGCTTCTTCGTCGGCGAGGATGCGGGTAGCGTCGCGTCTGGCTCTCTGCCGTTCGAGTTCCTGTGCGACCAGCTGCGCGCGGAGCTCGTCGACGTCACGCGGCTCGAGGGCGGGCTCCCCGTGCGACTCCTGTTCGCTCGTGGGTGGGCCCACTGGTGACGGTTGCCCGCCCTCGAGGTCTGGTGCCGGCCGGTCTGCCGGTTCACGGTCGATGAGACCGTGGAACGGGTCCACGCACGGGTCGAACGACTCCACAGTGGTGACGTGCGCGAGGGCGCCCTGCAACGACCGGTCCCACTCCGCCTCACCCTCACCTGCCTTCCGCTCGCCCACGACGGATCGCAGGAACGCGTCGCGCAGTTGGCCGAGGGCGGCGGGCACGCCGTGGTGCCCGTCGATGCCGAGGCGTACGAGGCGTTCGGTGCCGAGCAGCATGAGCTCGTGCCGGGCGCCGTGCTGCGTTGATGTGAAGTCGATGAGGCGGCGTTCGAGCGCGCGCCGCACGTCGCGGCATGGTTCACCGTCTTCGAAGAGTGCGATCGCGGCTTGCGCGGCCGCCGTGGTCAGCGGGGTGCGGGCTTCGCGGGTGTCCTCGCGGCCGTGCGTGAGCCCCTGCACCCACTTGCTGGGCAGTGGGGGGAGTTCGTCGACGGTCGGAATGGTGCCGATGTGGGTGAGCCCGTCGTCGGCGATCCACTTGTAGGTGTGTCCGGTGTCCGGGTGGATGGACGGCCAGACGATTGCGTACCGGTGTGCAAACCGGATGATCTCGATGCCGGGTCCGACCTCGTTGGGCCACTCGAGGCCCTCGGGGATGGTGAAGAGTCGGATGCCTGACACACCGTCATCGCGGCTCGTCGTGCGCCAAGTGGCGGGCAGACGACCCCATGCGTGCTCGGTGTTCGCGAGAGTGAGTGCGCCAGGCTTGCCAGGGTATGCGTCGATGTCGATGCCGATGACGTTCTCGGGCAGGCGGAGAGCGACGTTCCCGGTCGCGTAGTCCTCCATCCATGTCCAGATGTCTGGGCCGCCCGGCCACTCGCCGGCACGTCCGGTGAACCCGACGGGGACGGGCTTCTTCTGTTGGGGCGGGAGCGGGAGGACTCCCCGCCATCCGGCGTCGAGGTAGGAGCGAGCAGCGGCGCCGTAGACGGGCTGGTCGGGGGTGGGGGTGGGCTCGGGCATCACGCCGCCACCGCCAGCCACTCAGCGAGCGGAGCGACTCGGAGTCCGAGCGTCGCACCGACGTTCACCTCAAGGCGGGCACCGCCGGAAGCCTCCCACCCGGAGAGCA